CATGGAGTAGACCGGGAACGCAGGAGCGTTCACCGCCAAGGCTGCGGTCAGCTCTAGTGCGCCCTGCTCCCGACGCCAGTCACCCGAGAGTGGGGACCGGCGTAGCTTGGCCACCTTCCGTGGCGTGGCTTCAGGAACGATGGCACCAGCAACCCAGATGCCGTATTCATCCTCGCCAGCCCGAACGACCGCGATCTCATCTCCGGTGTTGTCGTAGTGCAGGGCGGTAGCGGCATACCCGAGCCGGATGTCAGCGTGTCGGGTGTCCATCACGATCTTGCCCACACGGAGGGTTTCCCCTTCAGCGGTGAGCACGGTACCGAGGTGGTACGGGGCATACCCGAGCTTGGACTTCGGGGCCAGCACGCACTCCCGCATGGTCACGTCCCGGTGGCACTCACCCCACGCGGCAAGGTGGCCGTAGACCCGGCCGTCCTCTTCCACGATCAGGGGAGTCTTGGCCGGCAGTTGGGGATCCTCGAACCAGGCACCGGGTGGTGTGATTGGGTAACCCTCGTCGCTCATGGCGTACTCATCCTCGTCATCCCGCTTCATGCTTGCTCCTTCAGCGATCTCAATGCCGAGCTTCTTGGCCGCAGCCATGATCCGGCCTTTGATCTGCTCCAGTTGCTCATCGGTGTACTCGGACGCATTCTTCGGAACGTTGATGTACGCCCACGCTGCCCGGACATGCTTCTCGGTGTCGATCGGGTAGCGCTTTTTGTTGTCTCGGTAGCCCGGATCGGCATACTTCACATCGCCATAGGGCTCCTTTACCTCGGTCATCGCTGCCTGTATCCCTTCTTGAGCCGACCGGTCCCATGGGGCACGGACGCTTGAATCATTGAACTCCTGGGCCATCAGTGGGTAGATCTCGCTGATGACGTTGCGCAGTTCAGCCTTGTCCGCATCGGGAATGTCCGGCAGCCCACCATGAGCACCGGAGAGCAACGCTGCCGCCGCATAGATGGCGTGGTAGATCAGAGTTAGACGCCCGTTGATGATGTCCCCGAATGGCAGCCGGTATGAAGTGGTGTTGGTTTCCGGAAGCCGAGGGTCATGCCACATGAAGGCGCGCTTCAGCTTCGCAACATCAGCACCTTCCGCTGACACCTGAGCCCAGGCTTGAATCCGCTTGACCGCATCGTCGTTGTCAAAGACAGCGTCACGAGGTGCTAGCGGGAGTCCTCTCCATCCGGAGGTGTTGACCGCCGCGACAAGAGCTTGCGGGCCGCAGCCACAGTCTTCTTCAGGACCTTCGAGGTCCATGACCATATCTGCGTCATCATCTGGCCATTCCCCTTCCTCGTTCAGGCAGTAGATGCGCATGGGACTGAAGGCCGGTACGGAGACCAAGGTGGCACCACCGATGGTGTACTCCATCATGTGCTCGATACCGGTCAATGGATCCATGGTGGCGGTAATGACACCACCTGGGTCCACACTGGTCCCGGCCACCCCCTGCTCCGTCAGGTACCGGGCCTTCTTTGAGTCCGGGATGATGTCCTCATCCAGGAAATCGCCCCAACCCCAGGCGTAATCGAGACCGGCCTCATTGGGGCCGTAGTGGATACCGAGGATTCGACCAACGGTGGTACCACCCTCGTGACCAGGTCCGGTCTTTTCCCGCCAGTCCAGGGGCAGCGGTAGCACCCGGTGCCGCAGGGACCCGTGCTCAAACACCCGCTTCCGGCGTGGCTCCTCGGTGAGGCGTCCGATAGGTGCCAGAGGACCAGCCCACAAGTGCTTACCCAACATCGGCATGGAAGCGATGAGGGCCATGGCCTCCTGGTATCCCGGCCCTGAAGAAGCTGAAGCCACGATGGCTGCCGCACCTGGGTGACCTTTACCCGGAGGAGCACCGAGGGCCTTCTGGTGCAGGATGTTGCACAAGCCCTCAGGGTTAGTGGGGAAATGCTTACGGAGCTGGCGTACGCAGCGGTTGAAGTCGTGGGGCAGGCCCCAACGAATCTTCAAGGCTCCCTTGCCGGCGAGCCAGTACCTCTGAAGCTGGAGCGGCATTCCTCGTGCCGGGTTCGGGTCGACCATCACCGCCCCCTCTCGTTTAAAATCACCAGGTCGCAACGACAGTTGATAACCGTTTCAGGTGGTCCCATTGGATCACCTGGGAACATGAGAGGGAACCCGTCTACATAGAACGGGTATCCCAGGTCTCGTACCTGGCCATCCACTTCTCGGTGCGATATACGGACTCGCTCGTCACGCTCGGTGTCCCATCGCTTCCTAAGCAGACGGCCAGTGACACGGGACTGTTCCATTCCCGCAGCCAGGGTTCCGGCTCCGTAGGCTCGTGTGGTCTCAGTCTGGGCAATGGTTCTTGCCCGAGCCGGCCAGTTCTCCGATCCGGTGTAGCTGAGCACGGAATCGACTCGTTGAGCAGTCTGCTCCACAGATTCACCACCGTTAACAGCATCGGTGATGACGGCGAACACCAGGTTGTAGGTCTCATCCGGCATCCTGGCCAGGAAGTTCTGGGTAGTGGCGAGCTGCGAGACGACAAAGCTGTGACGGCTCACCGGGGGGACATCTGTCGCCTGAGACCAGGCGTTCATGGAGATCTGACCGATGTTGGTCATGATCGTTTCTACCTCGTCGTCCCACTGAGCTTGGGTCCCATAGATGGCGGTAGGGTCCGGCATCATCTTGAACTCTCGCCAAGGCTTCATCACCACCTCTCGGGCACTGGCCAGCCACCGCCGCAGTGCGCCGGCCACTACCTCAGTGAGCCTGTCCTCATCATCCCTACGGCTGGCCACGAAGGAAGCCTCTACGCTGGAGGACCGTAGCTAGAGTGGAGGATCGGTGAGGAACGGCTTGATCTATAAGGGCACCACAGTAATCGGTGAGAGTCGATTCGAGCGCCGTCGTGTCAAGTTCTGGGTCAAGGTGCTCAGCGAGGACCGAGAGGTGATCCCAGGCTCCATTAAGCAACTTCTGTCGCTGGTCAACCCCCGCCCTAATCCGCGTGTGCAACTCATGCGGAGGTACTCCGGGCCAGTTGCCACGCTGGTGACGGTCCAGGAGACGCTTACCGACAAGTTCCATAGCCCGCACTACAGCGGCGTTGGCCACCACAAACACGTTGGCGTTAGCCACTGCGTAAGCGTCTGGGTCACTGGCGAAGGAAGCTGTCACTGCTGGCGGCGTTACCGGGGGACCACCAGGAGCATTCTGAGCTTCTGTCTCTAGTGGGATCGGCGGGCCAGCGGTTGGTGAGATGCCAGTCGGTGGTGCCGGTGGTGGGGGTGGGCCAGCGCCATTCATCCCTGGCTGATTCTGGGGTGTGACCACAGTGTCCGGTGGCAGGATCTCGTCGGTGTAACCGGCGACCTTACGTACCGCTGGGATCTGGAACAGGTTAGGGTCCCGGAGCATCAGCTCACGAGTGAACCGCTCCAGATCCTCCTCGTCACTGGGCGCATCACTAATGGCGTAGTCACCGGAGATCAGTACAGTCTCCCGGCTAACCAGGCCGGCGTCGTACATCTCCCGTGTGTCCTTGAGCCGTTCCGGCCGCACCGTCAATGGGGCTGTGTCGTACCAGAAGACGTATCGGTCTGGGTCTTCTTTGATGGCCTTCAACGCCGGCTGAAGATAGGAAGTGGTCAATCCGTCGCAGATCCGGTTCATCAACGGGACGATGTGAACGTTGATCTGACCTTCCATGATCTGCCAGGCACCCCAGTGGTTCGCTTCCCCGGCACCACTCAAAATGGACGGGTCAATATCCATGGCCAGGGCGAACCGGCGTAGGGCTTCTGCTCTCAGGTCCAGGGCCTGCTTAGACAGTTCGCTGGTGAACTGGATCAGGTCCATTTTGCCGAGGGCTTCTAGCGGGGCCTCAGCAAAGGTGGGCACTACACCGGCTGCCGTACCTTCACCCTTTAGTGAGGCCGAACCTGTCTTCATGAGTCGAGCCGTCAGTCCCTGCGCACCCGTCAGTGCGTTACCTTCCTCGTCCATCTCGTCCGGGAAAGACATCTCCTTGGGGACGAACATGAGGCCGGCAGACACAAGTCGAGAGTCGATCTGAGCGAACACGTACCGGGTGAGGCGTTCGATCTCCCACAGCATCGGCATCGCTGCCCTAGTGGGGGAGTCAGCCCACAATCCCCGCCGAGGGTGAGGAGTCCACACCCGGATGATCATGTCCTTTTCTGGATCCAGGTTCTCTGGTTCTCCGTCATAACTGGTCATGGTTACTCGGCCAGTACGGGCGTACTTCTTCAGCTCAGAGCAGGAGAGGACAAACCATTCATCTTCGGTCGGGTCGTCCGTACTACGCCCCACGATGTAGGCATCACCGGCAACAGTGAGGTTGATACCAAGCATCCGGATGGCCTCGGCCTTACTGTTCGGTCCCCCGAACAGGGTATCTGCGAGCCCAGCTATCTTGGCCTTCTTGACTTCTTGCTGAACCCGGCCGTTCTTGTCCACTTCGGCTACGTAGATACGCACGCGGGAGCAGGCGGAACCGATCCAGTTGGCTACGAACCTGAGTTCGCCAATGATGTCGTACAGTCGCCATGCTTCCTGCTGCCACGTA